AGCATCATCTTTAAACACTACTGTTTTTACAAGATTATCATTAATCATAATTTGACACTGTATTCCATGTTCTGAATTCTTGAAATCAATATAATCCTGGAATGTCATGGTTATGAGAAACCAACGTGAACCCGACGATGCAGATTGAATCATTTTAAAAACGTCTTCATCTAATGATAACATATTGTTCATCTTGTTCATTGTGTTGAACTCAATATTGAATTTGGGATAGTCCGTATTTGTTATCCTGACCAATGGACATTTTGTTATATATGACCCATCCAAATCCTTCTTTAGAGAACCTCTTAAAAACAAAATTTTGTCAACTAAGGTGGAATTCGCTTTCAAATCTATCCAGAACGTGTACGAAAACTGTGCACCACCCTTTAAATTGTTCGAATCAGGTAACCATATGAAACCAGTACCATCAGGATTCGACGCATTAATTACGGTTTTCGGAGTTGAAAATAAACAAGCTCCATTTTTCAATCCCACTGAATGTTTTGGGATGGATAGTATATCCTGCATGTCCCTAAATCTATAAACGATGGGAAACATCATTTTCATTCCGAATTTCAAAATAATAAAATTAATAATTACCCCCACGAAAAAAAAACCTATGTGTTTTAACATTTATGTATACCGAGAAATATTTCAGTGAAAGCGTTCTACACTGTTGATTTCTCACACATTTCCATCTTCTCGTCTATTTTGTAAAAAGGACTTTGAATACCATATGTACCCGCTCCAATGACACTCAAGAATGATTTGTTCAGTGGTCCAGCTTTGTAAATAATTCTAGCATGATCGATTGTTACGGCATAGTTAAAAGCTTGTACTTTGCTTAAAAATCCAGATATAGCGGGTTGTTCAGTCGTTCCACCAATGTAAATATTTCCAGATGGTAGTGCCACCACTTTGTTCAACTGTGTACCTGCAATGTCCTTCACCTGACGAAGTTCTCCATCCATAAACAGTTGTACGAAATTGTTGTCTACCACAAGTAATATATTCACCCATCGCTGAAGAGGGAGATATGATATTGTAAGCGAATCTGCTGATGTTTTCATATCGCCTAGAGTATTCACAAACCCTCCTGTATTCACATATACGTGTAATTTATTAGTGTTGTTGTCCATGAAAAATACTGGATTAGCTGTTGATAAAGCTCCTTTAGCGCCCATTGAACCAAGAATGAATTTATCAGATTTTGTACTTTGTGCGTTTGAACTGTCAACATACATCCAGAACGAATAAGAAAACTCATTACCATTTACATATGTGGGAAGTTTCACTGCGTTACTAATGTTTTCAATCAATGCAACTTTTTTGGGCTTTGTCAACATCGTTACTGTTTTCAATGAAGTTGATGTGTATTTTCTGTATACATAGTACATTACATACACGGATGCAAACACCAATATACAAAATGATACTATAACACCAAGATTCGACACTTTAGTTTGTTCGACGACGTTAGTAAGTTTACTACCAATAGCTTGTGTTGCTTTTTTTACGTCTTTTGCTATTTCCATCTTTAAAATAATGATAAGAAAAATTTATTAGATTTTGAATTCTTTTTTGAATTTTGTGACCAAATCACAAATATACTTGTTCGACGTTTTTTCTTTAATATCATGAGAACGTTTAGCTTCGAATTGTAAAATATCAAACATACTGTCTCTAAAATTTATATTCTGAACATCATCTTCAATCTTTGAAATCTTTTTCTTTATGTTCATCTGAGATGACAATTTAGTAAACTGTTGTGTGAATGCGAACGTAAAAGGATCGTGTTCAGCATAAAATCTTGACAACAATGAATTTATACTTTGAAATCTATACACATTCACCATGTCACGAACTACATTTTTATCGCATTTCGTATATATGTGTTTATCGAAATTATCACAAAATGTAAGTGTACGAAACATTAGAACCACTCTTTGAATGTTTTCTTTTGGAGTAGTCTGTGCGTTGATTTTTGACAAATGTTCATGAACTAGAGATGCAAACAAATGGGTGTCCCTTAAACATATGTCCATGATTTCTTTCGTTGTTAATTTGTGCGAAAAGAATTGAGTCATTGTTTTGTACACATTATTCTCGAAAAAATCTTCATCTTCTTTGAACACTTGAATGCTATCTTGATTCGGTTTCACTGTATCAATAAGCATCATCACTTTAGAAATATTGCATTTCAAAGATTTTATTAAACAAATCAGTTTACTTTCGTCAATGGTACTTCTTTCTGATTCGTTTATTCTATTCATGATGACATGAAAACACTCCTTGTAATTCAATGGATTCAAAATGATTTTCACATCGATCAGTTGCTTCAAAGAAGTTGCTACTTTTTTTTCTTCAGAAGTACGAACTGTAAAAATGAACCTACATTTCGTTTTGTGTTGTTTAATATGAGATAAAACATTTTTGTCACTTTGAAGTACTATGTTGATGTCATCAATAAAAATAAGCTTTCGTTTCTTGTAAAACATATTTTCAATGGTGATATGCTTTACAAAATTTGTTATCATCGAAGGTTGAATGGACGCTTCTGTCACAAATAACATTTCATAACCGTATTCGTTTTTAATAATATCAAATAGTGCGGTCTTTCCAGTTCCCACATGTCCAATTACCAATAGACTATCCTTATTTGAAGCGATAAACTCTTTCAACTCATGTAAAGCTTTATAATTTCCCTTAAAATCACAGAATCTCATTTCAGATTATATAATCAGTGTGAACATGTTTTAAATTATTTCTCATATCTTATGTTGAAGAAACTGGTGGAACATATCGTTTCACATTCTTACACTTCGTTTGTGCTTCCACCCAAGCGAATGGACTTGATAAATCGCACAAATTTTCAGCATTGTTTAGTTTCGTCAAGTTAATCTCCATTGCGCGTTTGTCGTCCATTTGGTATGGATTAATCCAATGACTAAAATTACTATCCGTTTCTCTATATTTTTCCTCAATATGTATTCCATCACTATCATCATTTCCTCCATTCAAACCATGCGAATGACTTCCACGGTCTGAATTTAAATAGACATGTTCATGGGGTTCAACAAAATTAGGATCATGGTTTGCTAAATCTGCATGCACGATTCTATCAATATTGGTATGTGTGTGACGGAATTTTTTGTAATCAGGATCACCTATTTGATACGTCTGAAACGTTTCTACAACCGGAGTCGTTGTCGTCTCTTCGTGTGTTTTCATATCTGTGGGTTCACAATCTGGTTTTGGAGCATCTGGATCCACTTTGTATACCGCCATCTGACGCATATCGTTTAAAGTGTCACTTGTAAACTTTGGATCGAATTCTGGCGAGTTTTTCTTCATGTCCCCATATACAAATGATGATGTACCTTCAATGTGATTGTAACACATTACTACTGGTTGTTTTGTCTTATCATTGATCACAGTATGTCGCGTCCAATAATCTGGACACGAATGAAGGTTTATATCCAATCTCTTCTTATCTAATAAGTGATCATTGAGTTTTATCGATGTATTTATATTTCCTAATGCTATCAACAATCCAATAAACATACCAATAAAAAGAGTCATATATAACCATGTTTCAGGACGAGTGAAATCTGCTGTGATGTACAACACCAGTCCAAGTAATAAAGTCATAATAAGGAAAAACAACGTTCCAAAAATTGAACCTAATGATAATTTTCTATTCATAATTTATTATTATTTAGATTTTAATATCATCAGACACTTGATTACCGAATATGGTTATAGTTCTTTGGTGAATAAAACTGCAGTTCCCTTCGAAGAAACATTTTGAGGTTGTTCTAGAGGAATGGGTAGTTTGCTGATATCATTCTTGTAATTTGTGTACTGAGTCAACTCCCGAATAATAGTGGGAATCGCATAATCCAACACACGAGAATTTAATTTTCGTACTTGATCGACTATGTTCGTAGGTAAATTTTGTGAGTATTGTAAATAAACAGATCGCATGATAATGAGCAGTTCATTATGCGATTGACGCTCTATCACTTTGTTTGGCTTCGTTTGTGAAAAAACAGCATATCGTATACCATCATGTAAAATATCTGTATTGTGTTTACTGAAAAACAAAGATGCTACTGGATTTTCGCTATGGATATGTTTTATCGCATCTTCTGTATAGTTGTATGAGTTTTCATTCGAATCGTCAAACAACTTGTATTGTGTCAGATTGTTCATTTTCAATATATCTACACGACCATTGTTTGAAATAGAGTCCATTTTAACTCTTCTAATATTTTATAATTCTATATATAAATAAAATGCATTCAAAAACACAACAACATTTGAATCAATTGGGTCTTAGTGGTGGAGATTTCATGCCTGGAATGCTCGAACGAGATGATTACGCTCATGGTGGAGGTCTTATGACAGAACGCGATGAAAATAACGGTACACTTATTCCTCCATCAATGGGAGGAAACGGTGTGCTTGATTTGTTAGGAGGAAGTTTAGAAAAACATATCTTTGAAAAAACAATGGCCGGTGGTGGAATAATTACCTTAACATCAGAAGAAAATTCTGGTGGCGCCATTCGACTTCCTTCTGAATATTTTGGTATCAATTCTGATAATTATCATGCGGATGGTGGAAACGTCGAATCGTCTTTTGTTCCTTACGAATCTCCTGGCTACCAATATTGTGGTACCGTGGGAGGTGCCAAGCATAGTGTTTTCAAACAAAAAGATTTACATCGATTATCAAAAAAACTCAAAATTGATCTTCCAAAAGACAAATCATCTAAATTAATGATCTTATCACGAATGAACGCATACTTAAAAGATATATTGCATTCTGTGAAAAGTATGTCTAAATCAGGTAAAATAACCCGTACCAATCTAAGAAAAGTTATTAAAAATAAGTCAGGTAAAAGCCGTACCAATCTTAAATAAGTTATGAAAAAAAAAGTGAAGTAATATTTATTTAAACCACAAAGAATTATACATCTATATGGCGTCAAAAAAATACGTTAAGCTAGATCCAAGAGAACATGTCCTCGCTCGACCTGGTATGTATATTGGTTCTCTTGAATCTGACGACGTACACACATGGGTATTTGAAAACGACGAAATGATTCTTCGGAAAATTTCCTACAACTCAGGACTTTATAAAATTTACGACGAGATTTTGGTGAATGTATTAGATCATGTGATTCGATGTTTAGACACAGAAAAACCTGTAAAGGAAATCAAAGTAAGTATACTTGACGACGATACTATCGAAGTGTACAACTCAGGAATGGGTATTGAAATCGAAAAACACGCAACTCATGAAATCTACATTCCAGAACTTATTTTTGGAAATATGTTAACATCAACAAATTACGACGACACAGAAGAACGAACCATTGGAGGTCAAAATGGTATCGGTGCAAAAGCGTGTAACATATATTCTTCATCCTTTATTGTCGAAACCGTAGATAGTAAACGAAAATTGTTATATAAACAGGAGTTCACAAATAACATGAGTAACAAAACAGAACCATCTATCACAAAATATACACGAGCTCCATACACAAAAATAACATTCAAACCCGATTATGCTAGATTCAACATGATGAAGTTATCGATAGACATGAGATCTATGATGCATAAACGAGTCTTCGACATGTGTGCGATAACACAAGCAGACACTAAAGTATTTTTCAATGGTGTTAAAATTGACTGCAAAAATTTTGAAAATTATGTTAATCTGTACATTGGAGCAAAATCAGAAAGACCTAGGATTATCACAAATGATAACACTGGCCGTTGGGAGGTATGTGTCAGTACAAGCGATTCAGGCTTTCAACAAATATCCTTCGTAAATGGTATTTATACCATGAAAGGTGGAAAACACGTTGAATATATAACAAACCAAATTACAAAGAAACTCTCTGAAATGATTCACAAGAAGAAAAAGGTCACTGTCAAACATCATGTGATTAAGGAATATCTGTTTATCATCATAAAGTGTACTATAAACAATCCAACATTCGACAGTCAAACCAAAGAAACACTTACAACACCTTACAGTAAGTTCGGAAGCAAATTCGAAATCGACGATAAAGTCATTGACAAACTTTATAAAATGGACATTGTAACTAAACTCATCGAAATATCAAACACAAACGATACGAAAGATGCGAAGAAAACCGACGGTAAGAAACGAAGCACAATTCGAGGGATTCCTAAACTGGATGATGCAAATTGGGCAGGAACATCTAAAAGTAATCTTTGTACATTGATTCTGACTGAAGGAGACTCTGCTAAAACAATGGCGATATCTGGATTGAGCGAAATTGGAAGAGACAAATATGGTGTTTTCCCCCTCAAAGGAAAAATTATGAACGTCAAAGACACAAATGTAAAACGCGTCAATGACAATGAAGAAATCGCCAATTTGAAAAAAATTATCGGTTTGGAAGTGAATAAAGAATACAAAACTTTGGAAGACCTGCGCTATGGTTCAATTATGGTGCTCACGGATGCCGATTCGGATGGATCTCACATCAAAGGACTACTTTTCAATTTATTCCATAGTCTTTGGCCTTCGTTAATGAAAATTGATCGATTCATCACATCTATGTTGACTCCTATCATTAAAACTACTAAAGGAAAACAGTCTCATTCATTCTTCAACTTAACAGATTATGATAATTGGAAGAGTGAACACGATGAAGGTAAGGGTTGGGATATCAAATATTACAAGGGGTTGGGTACATCTACAAACAAAGAAGCCAAAGAGTACTTCAAAGAAATGAAAACAGTCGACTATAAATGGACTGAAGAAAAATCAAACGAAGCTATTGAGTTAGCATTCAATAAGAAAAGGTCGGATGACCGTAAAGATTGGTTGTATTCCTATGATAAACAACTCATTTTGAAATACGACGTTAACCACAAAAACACAACCATAAACTATGAAGACTTTATCAACAAAGAATTGATTCACTTTTCAAACTATAACGTGGAACGTTCCATTCCTAGTGTATGTGATGGATTGAAACGGTCTCTAAGGAAAATATTGTATTGTTGTTTGAAACGAAATCTGTACAAGGAAATAAAGGTCTCTCAATTGGCAGGATATGTAAGTGAGCATGGTGCATACCACCATGGAGAAGCAAGTTTGCTAGATGCAATCATCGGTATGGCACAAACCTTCGTAGGATCCAATAATATAAATCTATTATCTCCAAACGGACAGTTCGGGACAAGGATCATGGGAGGCAAAGATTCCGCTTCTCCAAGGTATATTCATACTGAACTCAACAAGATTGTTCCTTACATTTATCACCCAGATGACATGGACGTACTCGAGTACACGTATGAAGATGGACATAAAATTGAACCCACATATTATCTTCCAATCCTTCCCATGATTCTAGTAAATGGAACAACAGGTATTGGAACTGGATTCAGTACGAACATTCCATGTTATAATCCACAAGACATCATATCCAATATAAGACTTATGATGGACGGGAAAGAAATGAACACCATTGAACCATGGTATCGAGGATTCAAAGGCTCAAATAAAAACGGAGTATCAAAAGGATCTTACAAAATCATTTCAAAGACTAAAATCGAAATCACAGAATTACCCATAGGATATTGGACAGATGATTTCAAAACCCACATTGAAGAGTACATGGAGAAACATCCAAAGATTTTGAAAGAGTACGAGAGTCATTATAATGAACACGATGTCAAATTTATACTTCATTTCACATCAGCAGAAGTGTTATCAACGATGCAAGTCATGGATGAAACGAAAGGTGCTACTAAGCTTGAATTGGATTTTAAATTACACTCATCGAGACCATTAAATACAAACAACATGCATTTGTACACACCTTGTGGTTCCATTAAAAAATACGCTACAGTGAATGAAATTATAACTGATTTTTATCACGCACGAATTGATTTATACCACAAGCGTAAAGATATGAAACTTAAGAAATTATCGAATGAAATCACATACATAGATGCTAAGATAAAGTTTATACTCGACATCGTGGATAAAAAGCTGGAAATCAATAATGCGAAAAAATCAGAAATTGTTGAATATCTTGAAACAAACGAATTTCCTAAAGTTGACAATCATTATGATTATCTACTCAAACTACCCATATACAGTTTGACCAAAGAAAAGATCGAAGAATATAAAATTGAAGGTGAGATGAAACACGCTACATTAAAAGAACTCGAAGAGACTACGGTCCAAAACTTGTGGTCAAATGACCTTACTGCTTTGTCAACCCAATTATCTAAATTCATCTAAGTTGATCATCATCTATATGAAACACCGATTTAATCATTTCGTTTAACTCGTCGTCCATTTGGTTCACAAGTCTACATAGTTTTAATTTTTGAAAAAAAGTATCTTTATTCTTTTTGTTTTTTATATTTCGTTGAGATTGTGAAATTGCCAAAATCTCGTTTCGAAGACGAATGTGATTTTTAACAGCTTTTTTGTTTCGTTCATCGGTCGTTGAACACACAATTGTTTCAGTTAGTAACATAATTACTCTTAATTATACGAATAATAAAACTCGTATCATTCTTTTTCGTTATATTCAATGTGTTCCGACTCGTTCAACAATCGTATGTCTTTCATACCATATTTAGATACACTGTTTTTAAACTCTTTGTCTTCAGAGGTTATTAAAATCAATTATCGACTTACCATTGATTCAGTAGAAAAAGTTTGTGTGAACAAGTTTATAATATTTGAATATATAAAGAACCATGGAGATAAAAAACCAACAAACAGGAAAAATGGTTCGTTTTGGAACCCCTTACTTTAAACAACTTCTGCGAAAACAAAAAACCACTAATGTGACATACTTTGATAATACTGACATTATTTCTTGTATTGCCGCGACTGCGCGTGCGCAAATAACAGCTGAAATGTCAAAGGCGAATGAAACTTCACTATCATGGTTAAACACAAAAAAAACTAATCCCATACATAACTCTTCTTCAATGAAAAATTCTAAATAACACCATTTAATAATAAAAATTTGATTTAAAGCTTCTTACAGTATATTATAAGACTGACGTATAAATATTTCATAGTTAGAATGTCTTCTGATTTCGCGACCCCATATCGAATTTCGACAATAACAGTTACAGGAAGCATAAATACAGATGTTGACTTACAGCTGTTTTATGATTCATTGTGTGCCAATACACCTTCAGAAATTAGTTATCTGGAATTTGGTAAAAGTAAACACGATTTACAATCGGTCGGAACCTATTCAAAATTTGTAAAAAAAAAAACGAAAGCAACCAAACCGAAGAATCGATTTGACAATCAGTTAACCATTGTGATGTTGTTGAACGAATATAGATACAACGTTAAACTATTTAAAAATGGTAACGTTCAAATGACCGGCGTTAAGTCTATCCAAGGAGGATATGCAGCGATTGATTATCTGATCGACTTAATGAAAAAGAAATACAAAGAAAACGATATGTTGTCAAAAAATATAAACGACATATGCAATGAAAACTACCGTATTCGACTGATCAATAGTGATTTCAAGGTGAATTTCGAGATACGTTTGGATAAACTGTATTCGTTAATCACCGAAAAATACAAAATCAACTGCAGTTACGAACCATGCATTTACCCAGGTGCAAAAATTGAATATTACTATCCTACCAATGGATTTTGTTTATGCAAAGAGTTTTGTAACGGAAAATCTGATGCATGCAAAAAAATTACAATTGCAGTATTCCAAAGTGGTTGTATAATTATAACAGGTGCTAACAAAATCGAACACATTGATGTTGCTTACGATTTCATCTGCAACATTTTGAACGATAACAAAACGATTGTACAAAGAAACAAATTACAACTTACAGGATAACATTTGACCACTTCATCGTTTCATCGTTTTGTTCAGCGTTTTCAATTCAGACAAAATATCTTCGAGCACATGAGTAATCGTTCGTGCAGTATCCTTTGTCTCATTTTGATTCGAATCAGTAGTCAAAAACCGTGACAGAATCAACTGTAGTGGATGTATTGAGATTATTCCATTTGTACTCATACTGTTCTCAGAACCGTCTGTTTCACTACCATCTTCATCATCACTTTGAAGTATGTTTGAAGATTGATCATTTACATCTGAATCTCCTGATTGACTTTTATTTTCTGACACATCACGAACATTGCTTTCAGTATTGTTGTCTTCATCATCGCCCCCATTACTTAAGTAAACAATTTTGTTGCCGTCGTTAGTATCCATTGTGTATTATTTACAACAATGATAAAAAAAACTACGGGATAAACACACATTGTTTTTTTATCTGAATCATGTATAATAATGTTTACAATGCAAAAACTGTTGTATATGATTCTTTGTTTATCTGTTGTGTCATTCATAATACAAAAAAAAAAAACTAACCAAATGTCGGCTATATATTTCATCGCAGCACTCATTGGTTACATGATTCATGTGATGAATGATACTCCACACAAAAGAGAATCATTCACACAGTCAAGCCTAACAGAAACAGATACGTTCATCGATGTGTTGTTTAATGAGCCTATATTGAATAATAACGACCACCCATTACGAAGGAATCTAGTTTTATATGTTTCCTCCTTCAATAAGTCCATGCTAAATTTTGGAAGTGAACAAAACACAATGACGAACATCATCAATAAAAATCTCGGTGCAATCACAAGTGAAAAGTTAAAAGTAGGTTTTCATCAGATTCATGGTGTGAATATTGAGAAAACCATTCTTTTACAAACACCAAAGGAACTATTCACAGATGGATTAAAATTCAGTATTGTAGTCAATATGCGAATTGGCACAATTCCATCCGATTCAAATGGTATGTCATTATTTAAATTCGATGCAGATAATACGGAAGCATTCAAACTTTTTGACATTAAATTTTACAACGTTAATAAAAAGAATCCAGATATTAAAGTCTTTTGGGGCGGTCAACAATGTGTTCATTATACGTATGACGATAGTCACATGAACGAGGGAAAACTTTTTAATGACTACGAGAATCACACGTTTATAATTGTGAAAGATGATAAACAAACTCTTTCTGAAACAGGACAAAACGAAAGTATGTTCGGAAACATTCACATATTTATGGACGGAATCCTCATCGCATCTGGTGGAGTTCCTAGCATTCAACTTAGAGCTAATGATGCAGACGTACAGTTGTCAGGGGAAAAACATTATACAACATTGAATACAGGACATGGAACCAATCAAATGCATTTCAATCTTGCAGCATTCGCAATCTACGACAATAGAGCATTGACAGCAGTTGAATGCATCGATTGGACTGAATATATAAACTCGGTGCATATAAGGTTAAACCCAGAATGTAAAATTCTCTATTCCGAACGATTGGAAGAAAAACTTAAACATCTAGACGGGACGACATGTAAAGTAAACGACGAGCTAATTTGTTCGGAAAAATGCACAACTGTAGAAAATTGGAACAATTTAGAAAGTCTCACGAAAAATAGGGATTGTTTTAAAGCCATTGTTACCTACTGCGACAACACATCCAACCAAAATGATAAGGACTTTTGTTCCTTTTTAAACAGGCAAGGTATATTTGAAAGTGCAAGCATTCTAGATTCAAACTTGTTATATTATCGCCATGGTTCAGAAAACAAGGAATCTTTAACAAACCACGAAATATTAGAAGACTTACAAAAATTGGGTTTGAAAGATGTATTCATCGACAAATCTTTCCGTTCTGAAAAAGCTACTGGGTACAGTGCGGAAATGAGAAAACTCTTGAGGGATTTGCTGGAAACCAATCAGACGGTGAATTTGGAAACCATGGACAAAATAAAATCAAGTATACAAAATGAAAAGAATGATGATGAAATTGACAACTTATTGTCTAAATTAAAAGCATCTGACGAAACAACTCCATCCTCTTCAAAACAAGCAGACAAACTTCATGGATCGGACCTCATAGATCTTGACATCACAAATGCTTCTCGTTCCGATTCGTACAAACACATTATAGACCAATATAATGTAGATAAAAACAGAACATCCGATACTGGAATGTTTGGAAAGATGATGAGTTGGTTTACTTAGGAGGTTTGAGACCCCAAAAAGATGTGTGTTCGTGATTTGGATATTGAGAATCTCTTATGATTTGTTCTTGTGAACGTATAGGTAGTCGTCTATTATAAAATGATTCTTTTTGTTTTTTTCGTAACAACGGATATCCGAGTGAACGATATGGAATTGTTTCATGGTATATTGGAATCTCAAATGAATCCTTTTCATTATACATGATAGTAACCACAGGTTGAATAAATGTATCGAAATGGTAGTAAGAATTCGGTCTCTTCAACTTAATATAAAAAATTCTCTCTTTTGTCGGATCCCCACCGTTCAAAACACCAATATTGGGTGTTAAATCATACGCTTGCTCTTTTGATGCATAAGGTAAACCAGAACCAGTAAAAGAACTGTTGTATTTCGCTGGTGCTGGTGCAATGTATCTTATTGGTCCTCGAGAAACATCTTTATTAATTTTCAATGTCACAACCACATCAAATTCGTTTACAAATTCAATATTGCCACTACAATATATGTTTTCAAAAGTGTGCTTCATTTTAGTATACAAACATTTTTAATTGTTGTATACTCGACCAGTACCAAGTCCATACATGTTCACATTGTTCTGGAAATCACATGTTCTGGAATTACATTTCACAAAATTTTTCTCTGGAAGCATGGTTCCAGTCTCGTTTTTGGAAAAACATTCTTCACACACATTCAATTTTTCAGACCGTTCAAGATTAGCTTTCATCAATTCATCCGCATTATGAGTCAAAAACATGCGTGTATCATAACTTGATGAAAATTTGTTTTCATCTCTAAATTGATATTGTATCGTACATCTAGGTCTGTAATCTGTGAATGCACGCCCGTCTTGCATTCGAGACAAGCAACTCTTCTTAGGTGCGTGGGATTCATCAACAGTTGGTTTACGATTGCACTTTGAGCAAGAACTCATTGTTTATATTTATAAATATAAAAATCATTCGTTATCCATAATTCGCATTACTAACTCAGACTTTACACCCTTTGTTGATAAACCCTTTTCCTTCAGAAGCTTTTTCAACTCTTCGTTCGTTAATGATGTATATTTCTTTTTATCATTTGATGTTGATGTTTTTAAAAAGATTTCATCCGAAGAGGTGTCAACATCAATAGGTGTTTCACATTTAGTACCACCATGCAGTACTTCACTTCCTAGTGACAACAACGGAACAATTTGTTCTTCTGAATTCGTGTTAAGATTCTGTTCCAGTTCGCTTTCATCTTGAACATCTTTATCTTCATATTCTGTAACACATTCTGTCGATTTCGTTGGTTCGTTATCGACTTCATCAAATACATCGGCAATCACAATTTTATCATCACACTCATCAAACGATATATCTTGTACACCGACACAATGCAAAACGTTCATTAATTCATCATCTTCTTCTGGGAACATTACTTTTTTGAGAAGATTCGTGATATCCTGTGACCCAATCGACTCAGAATCTTCATCATTCTCTGCATCTCCATTCGAATGAACCACATTTGGAGATTTCTTCAGAGAATCAACGTCTTGTACTGAATTCTGAACACCACGAGGTTGTTTTATTTTTTCATTCAGCTCTAAAATGTAAGTGTGGAGGATTTTGGTATCCTTTTCGATATTTTTGATGTATCGATATAATATGAAATTGCCTAAAATTACTAACAATAGTAAAAGTGAGTTGTGAAATGCGGAACTTGATGTCTTAGGTATATTTATTTTTGCCATTTTGGTTTATAAGTTTAATTTAAATTTAATCATTTAAACCAATAATTTTTTCTTAATTTGCTGTGCAATTTCAATGATGTCTGTATCAAACTTATTTTTCAAAATGTCTAAAGCAATGTATTGTTTACTTACACCTGGTTGTATCTTGTAATTGTAATGAATATCTTTTACCTCATTATCACCGTTAGTGTTCTTCTCTCTAAGTATCGTCGCATCAAATTTAAATCTGGAAAATGTTTTCAGTTTTGTCAAATACGGAAAATGAGTTGTCAACAGTGTCATTGTATTCTGAAACGTTGCTAACTTTGACAGTATCGCATATGCGCCAGATATGCCTTCAATAACGTTTGTACTATTAAACAGTTCATCCATGACTACGACACTCTTGCGGTCTTCAGGAAGTTCTTTAATAACATCTAAGTTATATTTACAACGATGCATTTCAGCTTCGAATAACGATTCGACACCTTTGGTATCCGGTATGTTTATTTGTGAATTGATAAAATAAAAAGGCGTCATGTTACACATCGTTGCACAACAAAGTCCAAGAGATTGAGACAAAAGTATATTCAATAGAATAGACTTCAAAAATGTAGACTTTCCAGCAGCATTAGGGCCTGTGATCATACAGCCACTGTTCGTTAAATGAATGTCGTTTCGAACTCCGTTAGGAATTAACATGTGCGTACCTTCCTTTATTTCTAAAATGGTTCCACTCTGATCTAAGAATGTAGTATAACACATGTTCCGCTCTTTTTTTACTTGAACAACTGATAAGCCTGCAAAAAGTGTGTCCATACGATTTGAAAACCTTTGAATATCATGGATTGAAAATGAATCATACCAAGCTAATTTGTTTCCTTTATTCAACAGATTCGTATGCGAGCCGATCTCCAAGAATCGCTTTAAACTCTCCGGTAACTCTGAAGATCGCTTGCATAGAGTACACACTTTGACACAGTTTGAAATGTACAAATAAAGACCGTTAATGTTTTTTATCAAATGATTACATACATTGTGCGAGTTTTTTGCAATAGATATACTCGTTTGAACACCGTGAACATATAATGCGAGTGAAATGATAGTGGAAACAAGTTTCGTAAATATAAATGTTCTGGTTTTAACTGGAAACGATACAACCGACTTGTATACAACTTTGAGAAACATATAAATCGGAATTTTGATTTTCAACTTGAATACCAGTATAAAATAAGGTATCATGACATATAACAGTGGAGACATAATGGAAACGATTGGTGAAAGAACCACACTATACAGATTGTTAAGAGTTAATAGTTTTCCAATCTTATTAAATCGCAAATACACCAATATCGGTAATTTGAAATAAACAAAATCGAATATACTCACAATCTCCTTTTGTGGAGGATTCAAAAAAAAATCTTTGTATTTCTCAGCTCGACGTATTTCAATTTTCAACTTATTTAACTCAATCTCATGGTCTTCGTATGAACACTCAAGTTGTTTGATAGTGTTTTGAAATTCATTTAAGTCGCTTATTTTGTACTTTGGATAGGTAAGCCATTTTCGAACTACGTCTTTAGAAGAATTCGTAAATAGAGTGTTCGTGAACACATTGATCACATTATCGGATTTTTTTGAGTCATAACACATAAACATTTCCACATCGGTGAAAACATCATTTCCCACCAATGAATACATTTTTCACTTTAAAAGGACCATCTTTTTAAATACGAGCCAATAAACGGATACACCAATAATTACATAAAGGATCAATTCAATAAAGTCAAATGTAAACATTTTATTATTTGCTGGGTCCTTTATGAAATACATGAATTGAATCGTGGACTGCAATAAAAGCATTCTTACAACATCTTCGATGTATGGTATGTATTCTTTGTCAATGTGATTCGATAACTGATACTTGAAAAGCGTTTTGAAATGATGATTAAAGTTTAAAGAATTTGACATTATTAATATTATAAAAACATTTAAATCTCATGAATAATCAGCTATTGGTTGGATTAAAACACAAACATCATTTCGTTATAACAAACCATAATTCAATGACTGAAGAAAAAAGTCAATTGTACAAACGCTTATGGTTTATTTCAACTTCAGTTGAAAAAGTACCGGAAAAAATATCATACTCTGAATTAGAAGGGATGTCACATTGTTTCGCAGAAATAAATAATAATGGTGTTACATATGACGAAACCATTATGAAGAGAATCACTGAACTTTCTACTTAATTCACACGTTATCATAGTCATATTCATCTTCGTTATCCACTTGAATGGATTCAAAAGATATACAGTCCATGATTGCATGAATAAAGTCGGGTGATTTGCTTTCATGGAAAAACCCAAACTCTTGCCATTTAGAACAGAATTGGTCATGGAGATCGATCATTTCATCTAAATGAATATCAATAAATAACTCAGTCAACTCATCCTTCGTAAATCCAGACATCGTACAGAATATTGAATATCCTCTGATTCGGATATACATCACTTGGTTTTAACTCTTTAAACGAATATCAAATCCATTTAAATGTTACATTCATCATATTCTACAGTACACAAAAATACATACTTCAAAATGACCGTAAACAAAACCGTTGTGTTTGATGAAGTATATCGAACTGTATTACAGTTTATTTATGACCGAAACTTCATGGACGCCAGTGGTCATATTGTCATTCTAAATGAAAATTTGTTATCCAAAAAATTGGAAGCTTACATGAATAAACATTCATTGAATAAATAACGATATAGTAATGCGGACAATACAAGCGCAATATTCTTTTTTATTATATAAATGCACTGCTTTCATCTGAACAATGTGTTATACTCTAGAAGTTCTTTGAATCGATTAATTTTTATAGTATCAGAGAAAACTGATTATCGAGAATTCATCAAATTTGAAAACGAATACGAGTCCAACGCTACAACTTCCATCGGTATCAACAATCGAATAGAAATTGACTTGACTCTTTCTCGTGAAATTTCATTTCAATTTGACCCAAACGTATATTACAATATTATTATTGAACCCAAAAAATACTGCAAGTTTTCGAATCGAATCGTATATACGATACGTCAAATTGGAATCTCTGACGAACAACCTCGTGGTCATAATTATAACGAGGGACTTGATGAAGAGTTTTTAGATGATGAAGAATTAGACACTCTCTACGACGAGTTGTACGACAAGATTATTAAATGTATCGATGTATTTGATCAACACAAGAAAACTCTTAAAAAAACTTTAAAGGATTGTGGAATTAGGAATCTTAAAAATCTTTCCCGATTACATGAAGCGTTGGAAAAAGCCACTCAAATGGAATTTGGAAAATAATTATATGTTATATGATAAATAACAAATATGGATATTCAATCAATTTTACAAGGAGTTATCATTCTTTTGGCGGTTGCTGTTTTAGTATATTTGATCACTGATTATTACAAGCGAAAAAACGACACTGTTGATGAACCATTTGAAGATTATGAAGAACTGAATCAAGAAGATACACAAGAGCCTGAACAAGGTGTCGTTGCAGAGAATATTGTTCAAACGAAGGATAGCAGACCAGAACCAGTTAAACCTACAAAGGCCAACACATTCCCAAGAGATTGCTTTCCCAAGGATAAGTTGACTCCTGAGGATTTGCTTCCAAAGAACGCAGCAAACTCACAATGGGCACAAGTAAACCCAGCTGGACAAGGCGACGTCAAGAACCAAAACTTTCTTACAGCTGGATATCACGTAGGTATAAATACTGTTGGAACAACTCTGAGAAACGCTAATATGCAACTTCGTTCCGAACCACCCACCCGCAAAACAAAGTCTCTCCATGGAACCAAACCACAATCCAACCGGATTTGAATAGAAAGCCTCTGGAAATCAACGGATGTGATTAAATCCTTACTTAAATACAATTCGAGATTACACAAATAGTCTATATGGAACAACTCGAGTCCCAAAATTTATTGTTATCATCTTTGTCTAAATATTATTCAATTCCTTCGAATATAGACAAACTTGCTACAATTATAGACAATACATCTTCATTGTCATTACGATTGATCGATTGGTATGTGACAAACTACTGTAAGAATAACAACGTTGTCTACATATTACCTGGTAAAAGGTATTTCAATGTTTACTTGAACTATCGGGCTCAACTTAAAGCTTTCAAAAAAATTCAGTTCGATCCATTCAGAAGAAGGGAACGTATAACTTTTTGTATGCCGTCTTCTTCGTCATAAAAAAAAAACACATCAATACCACAATAGGTCAATTGAATTTCTTTCGTTGGGCAATAGAAAACAATGTCGTATCAAATATAGAGAAAAATCTAGGCGAATTGGAACTTGAAATGATCAAAAACCAAAGGGATGTCAAGTCTATATTAAAAGGACCATCATATGACGAGCGGTCATCTATACGAAATATGACTCAATTCAAAGGAAATACATCGATTACATTCTCTTGATTCATAGAGTGAATTCAAACTAATGGATCTATTTTTTAAAACAGATTGCTTTTCATTTTTCTTCACATCATAGTTATACACTATTATACCCTTAGTACACACGATTTGTTCAGAAGTTTTCAATATTTGCTGAAAAAATGGTTTCTCGTTTTAACGTTTCCATTACATCTGAATACGTTCCAACGAATGTTGTATTCACAAAACAAATGGGAAACGTAGTTATTTCGTATGTGTTCTTTAGAAAATCAAGAACTTCCAAACCTTTATCGTCATCCATTTCATATAAATCTATCTTTGTATAGTCAGTATACGAGTTTTTCGTCAGAAATTCCTCTAATTTTACACATAGTGTACATCCAGGTTTCGAGAAAAACACGATGTGACTCTTGTCAATAGTTTTTTTTATCAACGTTTCAATTGACTCGTTATCCATCATGTCCTTATGAATGTCCTTCTGGGTATATTTTTAAATAATATAAATATGACTAAATTGTAAATGAAGATAGGATTGTTACTAAAAAAACCAGAGAGTGTCTTTTCAAACGGATGTATACAACAATCACTTTTTTTGAAATACGTCCTTATGCGGTGTGGATATGATGTCCAGTTCTATGCAATTGAACCTGATTTTACTGAATTTCAATGCACCGAAGAAAAAGTCATCTTCACCGATACATCATTTGATTTCTCTGATATGGATATTCTTATTCTTGCTTCGTTGACATTAACTTATGCAGGAAACCGAGAATACATTGAACATCTTAAATCGTTTGAACATTTAAAGATTGTGAATTTTATATGCGGTAACGTCTACATCCTTCACCAAGAAGAATTCGTATTCGATAAACATCATATCATTCATCATTATATTGTTGATTATTATCACGAAACATGGATTCTTGAAATGTACGAATTCACTAAAGAGTATTTGGAGTTACTAACGAAACGACCAGTTTACGTCACGTCATACATATGGGGTCCTGACATTATTCAAAAATATATTTCTAAAAAAGAGTTAGGCCATGTATACGATTCGATTCACAAAAACGACACTTCAAAAGTAAATCTGTTAATATTTGAACCTAACATGAGCGTACATAAAAACTCACTTATACCTTTATTGATTGCAGAAAACTATTACCTTACACATAAAGACAACGTGAACAAAGTTTACGTTTTCTGTGCCGATAAAATCACAAACGATTCGAAAAACAGACAACTTTTAGAATCCTTACATATTGTTCGTGACAAACGAGTTGAAATTTACGGAAGAATCGTAATGCCACATATTGTTGCAAAAGTTAGAGAGTCCAATACATACATAAATATCGTCCTGAGTCATAACGTGATGAATAAATTGAACTTCATTCATTTAGAGTTATTTTATTTGGGCATACCTATCATTCATAACTGTGATCCTTACGAATTAAACGGATTGTATTATCAAGACGGAAACGAAACTAAAGCTGTTCAGTTAATCGAAAATGTCCGAACAGGTTTCAACGTTGAAAACTACAAAAAAATCACATCAACCATCATGGAAAACTATCATTATTCAAATAACAGAATCATCCATTCGTATATGGACGTGTGTGAAAAAGATAAACCAAACTTATCTCTATACACGCCTCAAGATAATATTGTGGCTGTTACTGAAATCAAAACTATTCCAAATATGTTGTATAGAGGCACGGGTTTCCTAATATACATAGAAAATATGATAAAGGACGAACTTCTCATAAATGAGCTCAACAAAATTATAATGAAACACGACATGATGGATGTGGAGATTGTATACAAAGATACTATACCGTTTCATAAATTACCTTTTTTCTTAACATTAAACATACATCAAGTTCATGTCAATGATATTCATAAAACAAAACCAAACAAACAGTCTGAATTTGAGTTTGTAGTTGAAACATGTTCTTTTAAAAATTTGTTTATATTGGATATCGAAAAGGATAACATTCAAATTATAGAGAGATAGCTTTGAAACTAACCTGATGTAGATTGTTATCCATCAATATATCCAATACGTACATTTCTAATGGTTCATTCTCATCCATGTCATTTATTCTTTTCAAACTCTGATTCAGTATCATTTTTCCAGAACTTTTTTCTTCGATTAAATCCATTAACTCTGCTGTATCTCTCTGATAAGATGATATGCACAATTTGATGTTTGCGTATCTCAACTTTTCACCAACCAATGCAAATTGGTCGGCGGTTAACGTATTCAGTTCAACTTGATTGTTTGTACCGAATAAAATGATTAACCCTTTACAAAACACATCAAATAAAAAGTAAAAAAGCTCTTTCGTAGTTTTCAATGAAGCCACCTCTAGGTAAATGATTGAATCCTTATTCGTCTCAAAAATATATTTGGCAACATCACCGACTTGAATCTTTTCTTTTCGATACATATATATGATTTATATGTTTAAAAAAATGAAAACACCAACTTTTATAATTTTATAGGTTTCCTTGACACTTGACACTTGACACTTTTTCGATTTGATTTTTTTTCTATGTTTACTTGCGAACTTTCTTCTTTACAACTACGGGTACAGGTTCATCATCGCTTTCATCATCACTTTCTTCTTGTCCTTGGTTGTCACTTTCTTCATTGACATCACCATCTGATTGTACATTCTCTTCAGAATTCTTTTTGATATCCAATGGAACGTCAATTTCAGATGAATTATCATTTTCAACGATGTCATCACTGGAAATCTTGTCTTCAGGTACGTCTCGAATACAGTAGCCAGAAATCTTTTTGTTTGTCGTCATTTTCATTTGCACAAGTTTCCAAGTCGAACCGAATTTACCTCCAGCAATCCATACACCAGTACATTGGATAATTGCTGTGCATCGTGCACCTTTCGTCTGACCGTCAAGATAGTTTTTCAAATTTACCAATTCACCTTTCTCATTGAACACATCAGCTGTGAACATTCCATCTTTTTGAGGAATCTTCACCTTAAATGTAGGTGAATATTTTTCATCATTTGGTTGCTTGATAATTGGTGTATATAGTGCTTCAATAACATCACGATTACTTTTCTTTTTGTTCAACCAATCACTGCTGTGTTCAATACCCTTCTCAACATTTGATTTATCAATACTGTCCAGAACGTCATACAACTTTTTAAGAGAATCGCGTTGTTCCATATTCTTAAATGAAAAGTCAATCGAATATGAAGGTGCTTTTCCGTCCTCATTACTGTACGAGTTAATTCCAAACGGAGCAATGCATTCACACGTTTGCATCACCAAAGGTGAATTTTTATGCGAGAGATACAAAAACTTACCACCACTATCCAGTTTTTTCACATCACCGTACGTTAATTGAGATACGTCAAACTCAGACGGAATGATGATGTTCTCTTGAGAAGCCATTGTGTTCAAATAGATGTATATTGTATATGTGTATTCTTTAAGTAATTATAACTTCAATTTTTTTCACAGTGTTGGTGTGAAAATGAGTCGGTTGCGTCTCTTATTTATAATGATTTTTCTGTAGGTGTGAAATTTATCAAAAATTTCATTTAATTTCACTTTTTCTTCTTCATTTGAAGGTACATTGAAATTCATATCAATCATGATGGATAAATAATCAATTGGATAACCTTTCCTGAACTTATTATTCACAAGATCAACAACTCCATTTTGAAAACAAACAAGGTTCGGATTTGTATCCAAACAATGCAAAAACGAATCATCGTAAAATAAATATAAACACTCTTTACATATTGACTCTTTTGATGACACATTTTTAAGTTTTTCAATTATCTTTTCTATATGACTCACACGTTCATCGACTTGTGATAACTGATTTTGTTCCATGCGAAGATAATGTTCATTCGATGCATCCTGTTTACCATTCGAAACCGCTTGCTTCATTAGTTTAATATTTTTGTGTATGCGCGACAAGTTTGCTTTTTCTTCAAACAAATGATAGTCGTAAATATTTAATACATCAGTTGATAACTCATAGTATGGTCCTATTTCCGTCTGCTTCCAAAATAAACCATTGAACATATACCAGTCTTTTGATTTCAATCGTCCAACCTTGTATTTGTGCTTGTACAAATAAAATACCAACTGTGCAATAACATGAGATGAACCTGGATTGCGAACCGTATTGTTCACCAATTCGCAAACAGAACTCTCAATTTGTGATATCCTATCACTTACCGACGAATCCAAGTTCAATTCTGATTTTTCAACCATGATTGTTTTCAAAATCTTTCGATATTGTTTAGAGTATATCTCATGATCCTTGTAGTCAAACTCACTCAACAACTCGTCAATACTGGTTCTCCGTGTTGATTGATCGAAACTTGACACATCACTATCTATACTCTTTCGATTATCAAAAACAACAGATATGTGATTCAGATTATTTTTATTTTCATCTTGTTCAACATTGGAGTCTCTACTCTCCATTATACCTCACAGATTATAGGTTACTTAAAATATGGTGGTTTAATTTTAAGTAGTTTGAAAAAATAATATTCATACACAATGACCATCACACAATTTATATACATTTAGACTAAACTTTAATGAAATGATGTTTCAGATAGGATTGCAGGTTGAAATATGTGATTTTACTCGTCTCATCACTATTGAAAATTTTATGTAATTCTTTGTTTGGACGGATGTTCCTCTTATCAGATTCTTCTCGTAGATCATTTTCTTTAATGTATTCGTTGATCTTTCGAGTAACGTCCTTACGAGGTACTTTTGTTCCTTTTTCAATCTTCAGAAATTCATACAACTCATCACTTAGCAAGGAAGGCATGGCGAATCCACTCAAAGGACGATTCTCATTTGACTTAAATTTGTTCTTCTTAGACAATACCTTCACAATAACACCAAAATCCTTTTCTAGAGTTTTACCAACATTAACAAGTTCTTTTAGTTCCTTATTCATAGTATTAATGCGATCCACATAGTTGTTCAATTTGGAAATGTACACACTTACAGGATTAGGCGATTCTTTGGATTCTTCTGTTTCCTCTTTCGGATTTAGTTTTGTTGGTTCTTCAGAAACTTCAGAAGAATTCTTTTTTTCATCCAGTGGAACACTTTCCTTTTTACCAATATTCTTTGGTTTTGAAGGTGTCTTCGTAATGTTGGATGTCTTCGTGATGGTTGATTTGCTCATTATTGTAAATTGTTTACATTCATACCACCATATACCTTTAAGTAAAAATTTATTTACACCATAATCCCGCCAAATAATTTGTAAATTAGATCGCGGTCAGATTCACTTATATTGTGCAAGGACATGTCTATGTTTAACATACAATACAAGGAACCTCTTTTTTTTTCATCGTCTGGTAATCCAAATCCTTCCATTATGATTGTGGTTCCTTGTTTAACAGGTACCCACGTAACTTGCAACTCTTCGTTATTTAAATAAGGTACTGTTCTATGAATTCCAAAATAATATTCATATATCGATATTTGAATCGTGATATACAACTCGTAGGGAGATATGATAGGTTCATATGATACGCTTTTCAAAACAGTATTCACCACGTTAACGTGAATAATTAAATCACTGCGTTTTTGTGTAAACGTGTTATAATCACCATACTCCGAAAGAATATATTCTCTTTGCAATCCATACAATTCTAAAAACACAGTATTGCTCTCCTTTTCCATACTTGAGTTTATACGATTGTACGTTATTCGTTTTATTTTCATGGAATAGATGTCCTCTATTTCAACGTCAATATACAGATGAATATGCTTTTCAGTGAAAAACCCAAACGCAATGAACATCATATATATGTATAACTTTTGCATCAACTCTTCTTGCAATCCAACTCCAAGTTTCGTAGATTCATTCGAATTCTCAAATCTGGATTTTTGGATTTTAGTATACGCTTCTTTGATTTGAATGAACTCTGCACTATTTCCTTTACACTTATCCGGATGATACTTTAAACAAAGTGTACGATATCGTTTTTTCAACTCATATTCAGAACAATCAGGTTTAACACATAGAGTCACATACGCATCAATAAGTTCTTTGTCCAACACCATACGATATTTAACAGTACACACAAAACATTTAAGTCAATTATGAATTGAATATTTTCATAACGATAAAAGCTCTCTTGTTTTATCATAAATATGCTCCAAAAGCATCTTTTTCATTTCTTGAATACGGCGATTTCGTTCGTTTTCACAATAAGGTTCATTTAGTTCAACACCAATTTGACGAATATCATCACATTTCCAGTCTAGCCATAGCACCTTATGACCAAATTCACGAATGTTACGTGTCATTTGTTTAAATTTAAACTGATCTTCGTCGTACACTCGTTCCATTTGTTTCTCAACATGGGTAAAGTATGGTGTCATATAACTCTCCATACGTTCCGTGAGTAATTTATACACATCGTCCATCGCTCGTAAACTCCACTCATTATGTCCTGTTTTTATTTTAACAAACTTGTCGTTGTGACGAGTCTTTTGAATGGTATTATTCATAGGATATGAATGATTGAAAAAAATGTCTGTAATTTGCTGAGGAAGAGCGTATTTCCCTAAACGAACTAGCTCTTCCATTCTTTCTAAGTATTTTGGCTCGTTATGTAACTTTTCCAAAGTCTCTTCCCCAAATTTTATATTTATGATATTTACGTTTTGTGAATTATCAATATTGGTATTTGTGACAAATGATACATTTTGGTACATTGTCTGAGGTTCAGAAGAAGGTACAACAGGGGCACTACATTTCACATTCTTATTATGTATTAATCTTCCTCGGTATGTGGAAAAAACTTTAAAACATCGACTACAAATATTAGATTCTACACCACGACAAACAGCAAGGTGACGGTTATACGATTTTTTACAAGAAAATTGTTTTTTACATTCATTGCAATAACAATCAACTTGTAATTTAACATTTTTCACATCACTTAGTACTTGTTGCTCATTCACTATAACATGTTTGCCATTCACTGCATTATCGTGAGTGATCAGTACTTGTTTATCGTTTTTTCCACACGGTTTTTTCCTTTTTTCGTGACGACGAAAATCACTCAATCTTGATGTGGTATATAAACATATTTCGCATGTGTACATTGTTCTATCCAATACATTGAAAACGCTTATTTTCCTTAAATATTGTGACGCATTATTTCCAAGCCAAACGAAATTGCTTCATATAAGTGCACATGAATGATGTAGTTGAAGAACATTTCAAGATATTTTTTTGAAATTTAAGTATCTTTTAAACGGTCACATCGAACTATCACATTTTGTCCCCTCAGCTATCACATTTTGTCCCCTCAGCTATCACATTTTGTCCCTCTGTTTTTTGCCAACTATCACTTTTTGTCCCATTTTTGCGTCAGCTATCACATTTTGTCCCCAAAATTTCCCCTAGCTATCACTTTTTGTCCCTCTAGCTATCACATTTTGTCCCATTTTTTCGAAAAACTATTACTTTTTGTCCCTGCGCAATTTTTGCGCACATTACCATTCTCCAAGTGCGTTTTTTGCGCAAAAAAACAATACCATCAGTTTTTGGTCTTCAAATCTCTGCGCAATTG